AGAAGGTGAAAGGAATAAACGTCCAAGAAATTTATAAGGATAACTTGAATTTCTCTTATTAACTTTCAACACCATTCCAACACTTTTAGCAGTCTCAGACCATGTTTCTCCGGAAATATTTACAACACTTGAATCATCTCCACACACAGCTGTACAGTCTTCACACAAATAAATTGACCGTTCAACGTCATTACCCATTTCTCGATATGTACAATATATTAGAAACTCATTCGTAAGGGTATCTCTGTCGGTAGTTAATGGACCACCAGATAAATTACTGGCCCCAACTTCATACTTTATCCCACAAGATGTCCTAGCTCTAGGATCCATCTCCTGGTCCAAATGATTTATTAGATCAAGGCGGTATGAGTCAGATATCCAGCCAGTATATATCGGCTTAATTAACTTTTCAAAAATCCATTTTGAATGTGAGCCATCAAACATAGTGTAATCACCATCAAATAATATGTCTGAACGTAAAGCTATATGATTTAGTCGTGCGGCAATCATTTTAGGATTCATGCCAGGTAAATACCAACTTTTCTTCAAAAGTATTTGATTCTTAAAACCATATGCATAAGCTCCAAGCAATAAACCGTGGTTCGCACCAACTGTAGAAATGTTACGAGGATATTTGATGCCATTAGCAGGTTCACGTTTTTGAAATGCCTTAACAACTAGCTCAGATGCCGTAAGCAACCAAGGTAGTATTAAACCATTCCGACGTTTCTGTGCAGGTAGCGTCTGTTTTCCAATAACGTAATCTATAGTTTCAGGTGCACCAGTGTTACGTTGGTTCCCTATTATATAATTTACGAATTCCAATGCATATTTATCAAACCGCATTGGTGGTATAACCTTGTTACAAGGAGCTATTACTCTCCCTGTAATACACGCCAAATCATTATTATAACTTTCATTCGGATACATATCAGTTAATCCGATCCCAGGTGATAATTCACGGGCATATTCTTTACCATTTTCAGTCACTAAACTATCTTTCAGTAACATCATGTAGTGGTTAGCAGTTTGGCCTGATTCGTATCTATCATGTACATCAAGCCTTATAGCTCCAGATATTTTGTCAATTAATACAGATTCAATTGAATGTTTGACTAATAACAAATACAACATAGAGGCATATCCGGGTATATCAATATCAGACATAACTCTCAATGCTTTATTATTGGTTATCAGGTAACGTTCAATATCTCCGCAATTAGGACTTTTACTAGAACGTATTCGGCATAATATAGCTTCAAATACTTTTTCAGGCAAATCCGCACTAAGCAAGTTGTTGGGCAAACCTATACTAATAACATTGGTAGGGCCTTCAGATGTTTGATCGCGTACACGTAGCAGGTTTATGTAACTATTGTTATCTGTCCAATGGCTATATTTCATTCGTTTTAATTTATTTCCTTGTAATGCAATTAAATTGGCAGGAAACCATATTTTAGCACTAGGTGTTAGGCACACAATTCGTCTAGTAGGATCATTTTTAAGTTCAT